CGGAGCACCTGGGTTTGAGCTTCACAAACCCTTTTCACTGGAAAGTGGAACAACCCCAAATTTTCCAGTACAAATTTTACCAAGTTCTTTTTCAGCAATGGAAGAGGAGGAGGTGTTACGATCTGTCGGACTCGACTTTCAATATCTTAGAGGAGAAAATTAAACTCAGGAAAGAATTGCAGTCGTTAAAGACTTTTAAATCCAAGGACAAGTTCCGAGCCCAAGCGTTGGGTGAGGACATCTCGTGTGGTGGCACTTCACAAGCCCACCTGTCCGCGGAGACAATTGACGGTTCTGGCCCAAAATCAGTAGCGATTTCACCATCGCGGTTTTGTGTTGGAGAGAATATGAGATCCCTTCGTCAATTGTTAAAACGCAGTTGTATAGTGCATAGTGGAGCCATAGGAGGCGTATTCGCTGCTCGTTTGAGTGGTGTATATGCTGATTATATAAAGCTCGCGACAGCACAATCTTCCACCGCCTCTATCGGCGTGTATTTCGATTGGTTTTCAATCATTGGAATATGCTATGGGATGAGGAGAGGTGGTTACCGTCTGAAGTTCGTTACAGGGGATGCTACATCCTCAATGCTTCGAGTTCAAGGGGACACGACCACTAGTGTTCCCCCACACTCGGACGATCCTGGTGCGGCGTATGGTTTTAATGCGTCGAACCTCGTGTACCAACCGAAGAGCCAGCAGGGGGCTATTGAGATAGAATTGCCCCAGTATAGTACACGTCACTCGTACATTCAAGTGAACGAGTACGTGATGTACAAGTTCAGCAACACGTCCTGTGTCCCTTATTGGGACCAAAATCGCGTTACCGTTACCCCAGTCAGTGGAGGAAATGTTGGACAGCAAGATACCTTGCGCCAAATTTCCGAAGATACAGATTTCGGGTTTTTCATCGGTTGTCCTTATACCTATACTAGAGCTCACCTCTAACCCCTGTGTTGGGTGAGTTCTCGCAAACTAACAATTTCATACTTCGCCCCCCATGGTGACAATTTATTGGGGTGGGCCTATCAAGTGTGCGGG